TGAGTTAATGATTCTGCCAAGTCCAAAGAAATAGAATCGCCAAAAATAACGACTTTGAATGTTTTCTTCGGAGGCTTACTTATCTGAATGTTGCAGTTATTTACCAGAACAGGATCACCACAAAGCTTGTCTTCAACCTGAACATTATATAACCCGGTGTAAGGGGCAGCAGCAGTGAAATTGCCAGGCCCGTAAAATCTAAAATCTTGCAAATGCAGTACACGCCGCGCTTCGACAAAAGTACTGTAGTCATACCCAGGATCAACTGGATAGCTCTCGTCCATATATATTTCGCGCACGCCAGAATCGTAAAGGCTCTGCAATTTTGTGTTCAGCAAAGTGGCGTTCGCAGCAGCATCAGCGTTATTTTTTGAAAGACCAAGCGAACTGGAGGTGACTCGAATTGATTTTAATTCTTCACCTACAGAACCATTTGGGTAAGTATTAAGTTGCGAAAAACCAACTATTCCTGCACCAGATAATGCAATAAGATCATTTCGTAATGTTGTATCGCCAACACTAATCCATTTTCCTGGGCCAATACCACCAGCGGATTGAGGGGTTGAATTTTGGGGAACTATTACGCCTCCGGATGGGAAAGTACCAGTCCATTTGTAATAAGTATTATTAGCAGTATTTAACAGAGCCTCATTAAGTTTTACTGTTGCTCCGGTAGTAAAAGTCACACCAACTAATGTGATAATTCCGAATGCAGAAGCAGCATCAGAAACCATCAATTCCAGACCGTACCATGTATTACGGGATTTACCAAATCGGTCTTTCCAGATAGCCTGGGTTATGTCATTTATCGCAAAGTCAAAATTTTGCGAGTTATCATAAAGGTCACGAGGATCAGTAGATCCAAGTGGATTTCTGGTGTTGTACGTGGTCATGCGTGCTCCAGGCATAAAAAAACCCGCCTAAGCGGGTTTGATATTAATTTCCGTCTAAACGACATCACCGGGATAGGTGGCATCGTCATACTGGTATTTTGCAGGGTTATACTGAATTGCTGTCACATCATTTGTACCGTCGCTGCCAGGTGATATCTCACCGATTAAGGCGTCATAACCTACGCGTACAGAAGAGCAAAACATGAGACGCAGAGGCTCTATATTTGGGTCATCCATCACCCATGACTCTGGGGACAGCGCTGAAGAATATGGAACTGTCAGCGTATATTCATCCACTTTTGTTGGTATCAGAAGTGCCGATGCCTGCCCTTCCTGATCGCGAATAACCACTCTGGGATTGGCAAATGTCCAGTCAGGCGGCTCACTGAGATGAAGAGTTATTTTTGTTGAGTTAAAGCTCATGTCTGTAATCAGACAACTCAGGGTGAGATTTCCGGGGATATCATCTGTAAAAATAACTCTGTCCATGTACTGGTAACAAAGTGCATCCATTTCGGTTGACGTTTCATGCGATAACCGCTGCAATTGATAGCCAAGCAAACGTCGCATTCCAATTCTCCAGGCGCGGTCCTGATTTAGAACGCCATCCAGATTGAAGTCTTCGACTTTCACCGGAGTTGGGTTTCCCGTTAAGCGACACTGAACAGTTTCTTCTGCCCAGGTGACTTCGTTTATATAGGTTACGTCCACCCCATCATAATCATCTTCGTTTGGTGATTTGAATGACGTGGTCAGGTCGGATGTCGCTTCCTGAGGAGTAATCATTCCGGTCCACGGTTTAACGCCTTCCCTTCCAACCGATGCCATTCCATCAGAAAGAAGAAAATAACTCATCCCGGCGTTGGTAATGGTTTTCAACATATCAAGCGCAGATATGCTGTCAGTGGTGGAAAAATCAAAGGTCTCGCCGCGAGGGGTCCAGTAAGTGCCCTGCAATGAATCGATCGCGTCGCTGTCGATTTCACTGTCTGCGTAGCCAAGTGATCGCAAAACATGATAAAGCGCGCCACTGATGCTTCTTGCAACTCCACCGTCATATTGTCGCGTTGGTGTGACATTAACACGGCGATCAGATTGCGCGCCTAATCGGTTGCCGGTTCTGACACTTAAGGCGATGGTGGTTATATCAGAGTAACTGGCTGGCCGTTTTGGAAGTCTTGACCTAAACGCCTGCCAGTAAACTTGGTCCCTTGTAGAACCACCAGCAGGAGCATCTTCCCTTCTCATGCGAACTTCGTACTGACCAACCGGAACATTGATAACCTCAGTAAAGCCTATCTGATCCTCAATGCTTCTCGTATAGCTCAGAGAAATAGTTGTCCAGTTTGTGGTTCCTGCCAGTCTGTACTGAATGTACAGGCCAACTGTCTTTGATTTCTTTTTACCCTTACTGTTGTACTTAGCCAGTCCATTCTGGAAGTTGAGATTGACTTCAATGCAGTCTGTTGTCTCTCCATCAGGGCAGGATAAAAACGGCCCAACCCAGTCATAATCATCGTTTACCCCGGTGACCGAACCATCAAGAATGGTTCGCTGGGTATAACCAGGCCAAGTTGGATCGGGCGTTATGATTGTCGCACCGGATACATCCTGAGTCACCGTCACTCGCCTTACCGTCATAGTGAAAGCGTCAATGGCTGTGATCTGATAACTCATATTGGTTGGGTACAATGTCAGCCTCTGAGCCCCCAGAGGAATGCCAGCAAACTTAGTGCCTGACGCAGAATCATAAGCCAGTCTGATACTCGCAGGAACGGCGGCTGTACCACCAGTTGATTTAACACCCGTAACGTCCACCGGAGCGCTTCCGAATATGCTTACAGGAAGTGAGCTGTGGGTTATCGCACCACCAGCAAACGGGCTACTGGATTCGTCTATCACAACGCGTCCGGAATTATCGCGGGCCCGAAGGCCTGTCCCGGTAAGTTGGCTGGTAATGGCATTAACCAGACCACTCATAGTTACGTAATTCGAAATCAAAGAAATACTTCTGGTTACCGTTTGCCAGGTGATCGAGAAGGTTTGTGGAACAGCACTAAAATCGTATGTTGTAGGCGAGGCACTTGCGGATATGCTTGCAGTGCTGCCACCTACGCCGGGTACTGCCGGTACTGCTGCTGCGTATGCAGCAACAAAAAGATCAAACTGGTCATTGTTTATTTCCAGCGTTATTGGCATGCCCACAACAGGAGCCATCTCAAACACTGAACCGTAGATGACACTGTAACCATTGTTCAGATCGATGGTATATGTATCAGGGGCTTCAATGTCAATAATCGTACCGACTATCCATGACGGCGGTATCTCGGTTGTATCATCACTGGAAGATGAACCAATTAAGGTGACCGTGTTCCCATTTACTAATAAGGCATCAGCTACGACGCTCACTGTCTGTGGTCCACTTGAACCAAGATCAAGACCAGCAGTACCCGAGGTAGTATTCCCCACTTCCGGAGAGTTAAACCAGTTCTCAGATCGGCTATCAGCAGACAAATTAACGCCCGGTGGATAAATCGTATAACTGACGTCATCACCAAATGCTGATATTGGGGTATTGCCAATACGTATTTCAGAGGCCGGAAGCGTGAAATTACCAACGCCGATATTCAGCAACATACTGGTAATCAGGTCTTTTTCATTAACGAAACGGCTAACTGGTTGCACAACATAATCTGGCCATACCCGGTATTTTCCAAAAATTTCACGGATAGGATCGCCAAGTTTTGCTGTATTTGCTTTCGCAGGATTCAATTCAATCTGATCGCCGTTCCCCGGCTGACTATAGCCGCCAGTCTGCATGGAACTCATCATGTAGATGGAATAGGCCGCACTCGCGACAGCAACTGCTACGGCAGCCCACGCCGCAATTTCCAGACCTGTACCGTATGGAACCGGGTAAATTCTTACATCAGTATCACTTGCGATGATGGTCTCTGACCAGTCATCCGAATTAACGACGGTGCCATCCACTTCGACAGCAATTGGGTGATCAGCATCCTGCGACCAGTCTTTTACATTTTCGACAAACCAGTTCGCCAGAGAAATAGATGTATGCTCATGAGTCTCTAACGGCTCCCCTGGCAAACGAGACGGATAGATTCGAATTGTCACTGGTAATACTCCACCTTCACGAAGCGGCGTTCAAAGCGCGCAAGTTGCAGGAAGCTTACGTTAGTTTTTGGATTGCACTCAGCTGCATAAAGTGAACCGCCTATATCAACAACAATGCCAACGTGCGTTACGGTAGAGCCGGTATAACAAGCGATACCTGCCCCCACGCACGGATGGCAACGTTGTAACTCAGACATTAGGCCGCGCGCTTCCCGATCAAGGCCATTATCATCTTTAGTTACCCCTGAAAACTCAGGCCATAAAGGAAGACTAAGGTCACGGCGGATTTCATTCACGATCCCAAAACAGTCGAGTTCAGGAAATACACGTCCGCCCTTCAGCCAAGTGACTGAACGGTATTTATCAGGATCAAACATACTGGAGTCCTTACGTCAGATAACGAAGACCGGGGAAGTTCGGGAGCGTATAACGATATCGTGGCCAGGCAGTGTCGAGGATGTTCATATAACCCGCCGTAATCTGAACGGATGTAGCAGTCCAGGACCCTGTTTTTATGGCTAATGTGTATGGCGGCGCAGCCGGTGCTGAAAGGTCAGTAGACACATATCGCCGAAATGTAAGGCTGGCGTTATTTAGATTATCCAGAGCATTACGTATGGCCGTGGACACAACACCTTCTACGTTACTAATGGCAAACCTCAGGTCCTGCGTCCCATCGGCATTTCGTGCAGGCAATGCAATATCAATGGCTGAACCAATAAATGTTGCCGGCTGACCATTTTCCAGCGTTACCGTAATGTCATCCCAGCCTCGGGTTAACCAGTAATTATTGCCACCAACAGTGATTTGAAGTGTATCAATAATTACCTCACTCCCGCTGCTGGCGTATAATCTGTCGAGGATTGTCATGCTTCAGGCCACTCCCTGTTAAGCGCGAGATCGATAATATCCATTCCGGCAATGAACCCAGGGAACTGACCCCACGGCGGCGGAAGTAATGGACGTTCCCATAACTCCAGCTCTGCTGTGTACTGCCAATAGTTACCACCAATGATATTCGGCCCCTGATAGATATCAGTAAACCGACATACTTTTGGAAATTCTCCGCCAGGCGTCCGCAGATTCATATTGAACCATGAAGAACCATCCGTTAATGCATCTCTGAACCATGCTTCAAAAGTCTGAGCCTGCATTTCTGTCAGAGTCCAGTTAACGCTCGCCATGGTAGGAGTTGACAGATATCGGCGGCGCTGTCTGGCACGCCCAGAAGCCATATCGGTACGGAGTAGTGGGCTGACAGGATTTAAACCGTATCCTTCTTGCAGAGGAACCGGAAGATACTCATGCGGATAGTTAATATTTGTTGTGATTGCCATCAGCCTCTTTTCCTCCCAACTGACCAACCGCCTGAAAGAGATTTTGATGTTCTTCCTTTCCCGCTTGCCAGATCGTCATTAACCATCTTATAACCAAGCTGCCCGCCTTCCCTGACTGCCTGTTTCAACATTTCAATGGTTCTGGCATCTGGGTCACCGTTAACGTAAATCTGTGGGGCATACGTTCCGCCTCCACTATCACTAGATTGTTTGTTTACCCGGTCAAGAGTCGCATCTAGTTTCGCGCTGGTTTTGGCGGTGGTTACTCGTTCACCCTGCTGCAAAAGCCATGTACCTGTTTCAGGAACGCTATCAATGCCGTCATGTGCCATACCTGACAGCGCCGAAAGGCTAACACCGGCGACGAGAGGAGCGGTGATTGCAGCTGCTGCTGCCATCGATGCAGGTGCGAGAGCTGGACCTACGATAGGTATCGCGGCTGTTGATGCATAAGCAGCGAGTTGTGCCTGAAAAGAAGTAGCCTGAGCATTTCCAATGAGAGTCCCAGCGGCTGATGCCTGTGCTGTTTTACCAACCAGCAACTGTACGCCCTGATAAACTAACCATTGTGCAGCCATCTCTGTGAGGGTTTTAATAACAACCTGACCAAGGTCAGAAAAAATATTACTGAAGAAATCACCTAAATTTTCCGCGCTGGTAACTAAGTCCTGAAGGTTATCTGCTATAGAAGACGTTGCGCTATCAAGAATAGATGTCATCCCATCGGCGGCAATCTGATAATAGTCAGAGGACTTTTCAGCATAATCATTCAACGAGTCGAATATTCCGCTTTGCCAGTCACCCATCTTGTCATCAGATTTTTGATAGTAATCCTCCTGTATTTCAAGACGTTTATTAAGAGCGTCCTGTAGCGCCTGAGTTTCCTTGTCATAGAGGGATTTTGTAATGTCTCCACTCTGATACTGCTTCTGTAGATCGGCTTGTTTCTCAAGAAAGCCGCTCTGAATATCCAGTAACTCCTGCATGCGCTGCCGGGTTTTCTTGCCCATTCCAGCACCAACGAATTCTGCATCATTGGCAGACTTATCGTTTTGATTTTGCTTTCTTAGATTTGCCGCGAACTCTGCTAACTTCAGGTTTTCTTCATTTGCCTTTTTGAGGGCATAGAGCCTGTCAACCTCTGTGGCTAACTGCTGAAGCCTCTCTTGCTGAGCTGCATTAATCCCGGTTAGCTTGCCGGTTGTTAAATCGAATCTGAGTTTTTCAACCTCAGTTACTTCCTGATTTTTTTTACCGGTTACGTCAATTAACGCTATTTGACGTTGATAACTTGTTTCGAGAGCCTTGAATGCAGACTCAAGTTTCTTGGCACCTGCGTCAGGCGTAACTTTGCCGTTAGTAACACCAGGTGGGAGTGCAAATGGTTTGTCTGTTCCGACGGTTGCGGCACCCAGTGGGAGAGCGCCAACAACAGGTTTAGCAAGCTTATCTCTGGTTAGAATCAGTGTACTCAACTCATCATTCAGAGCTTTAACGCTGTCATCGCCACCTGTGAACCAGGAGAACATTGATTTATCCTGAGAGTAAATACTCTTTCTTCCCTCAAGATTTTTTTGAAGATAAGCAATACGCTCATTAACCTGATCGATATTGTTCAGGTCAATTTTACCGCTTAAGGCAGCAAAGCGATTACCAGTACTTGCAGCAAGTTGCCCAGCGCCTGCAGCAGCCTTGACAAGCCACCCGGCAAGCTGAGCTACTTCAGAAACGAGATCAGAAATGCCCTGCAATACCACAGGATCAGTCAGAACGTCGTGAAGCTTGTCGAGAGAGTTTTGCAGTGGTGTCAGGTCAACTTTTGCCAGACCCGCTGCAATTTCCATCTTAAGACCAGCAACCTGTGCTTCCATGTCTTCGAATAACTGGTTAACTTTAACCAGGTCATCAATCGAAGCGGGGTCAGGAGCTACGCCATAGTCTTTCGCGAGATCAATAAACTGCTTAAGTTTTTCGTTATTGTTATCAAACAGCGGTAGCAGTTTTGAAAGGTCATTACCTAAGCTTTCAAGGATGGTTGTTTTCTCGGCATTTGTGCCGATTTTGCCAAGTGACTCGCCAATAGCCAGAAGCTGTTTATCAGGGCTTACTTTTGATAATTTCTCCGCTGACAACCCGAGGGCATTGAGAGCATCAACAGCCTCGCCTGATTTATTCAGTACCGCGTCACCAATCTTATCTCCGATATCTTTGAAAATATCAGCCATCTGATCACCGGATACGCCTGCCTTTTCAGCAGCAAATTGCCAGGCTAAAAGCTCCTGTGTCGATATCCGTAAAGATTTTGCCCAGCGATCTGTTTCGGTGATCTGCTTGGAAGTGCTTTTTAGCAACTGAAAGCCAGCCGCACCAACAGCCAGACCAGCGGTTACTGCTGCAGCCCCTATTCCTGCAAGGGCAGCGCCAGCAGATGCAGCATCATCTTGGACCTGTTTGCTCCACTTTGCTGATGCGCGTTCTGCCTGGTTAAGTCCTGCAACAAATCCACCCGTTTTTGCAATCAGGTCGATTGTTAATGTACCGAGATTTTTCCCAGCCATAATTTATGTCCACTCCTTCATGGCCTCTTCGAGAGTGATCGCGGGCGCGTTGATGTGGGGGGTGAAGTCGGTAATGCTGAAAGGTGGGGTGTCTTTCCCCCGGTTGACGTTTGCTAGCACAGAAGCAACCAAACCGGCAGCCCATTCGGTGCGCATCATTGGGTTAAGGCTGCCGAATTTAGAACGGTACGCTGACCAGATCTGATATTCCCTGATACTCAATAATTCTTGGGCTTCAGCAATGGTCCTTCCACCGATGCCATTGAGGACTAATTCACACCAGAATTCGTCTTCTGCACTGAGCTCTCCTTTCCCATAGAGTTAACTTCCTGAATTGCTACGAGTAGAGCAATTGTCAGGCTTCCGTCCAGCGCGCCTCGTTCAGGATCAGCATGACCGGTAATATCATCAGGAGTGAAAACAGGTTCACCATTTTCATCGCAAATGGAAGAGGCGATACGGCCTGCCACGCCGTCTGATTTTCCGCTTAAGGCAAGAATGTCAAACTTGGCAGAATGATATCCAATAGGACGGACGTAAGTAGTTGCCGTATGTTTATTCCCGTCTTTGTCGGTCCATTCAATTTCCTTCTCTACCGGGCGGCCCGTAAATGCACCTGCATTTTTAATCGTGTCGAGGGTAAGTTTCATCATCTTCTTCCATTAAAAAAGGCGGGAGCAGCCCCCCGCATGATTTCTAATTAACTACCGGATTCGACCTTACGAACCCAGACGCCAGCTCCGCTGCGCTGAAGAGTTGCAGCAGTCGTAACAACCGTGTTCTGCTGCCAGTCAAATGGGAAGTCACTGACATAAGCCTGGAAGGTGTACCAGGTTCTGTCTGTAGGTAAATCCATTTCACCGTTCACGAGGGTAGGTTCGCTTTCGCCATCAGACCAGCCAATAGTCCACTGGATGACTTCATCCTGATATTGGTCATCTTCCGCAAGTTGCCACATTAAGAAATGCGATTCGTTTTTCGGGTCGGCATTAATCGTTGCCGAAGCTTGTCCTGGTGTGCGCAATCCCTTCTTAAACTTCTTACTGTTACGCTCACTCAGACAAGTATCTTCGATCTGGTCAGCCGGGTTGGTGCCAGGGTTAAAGTTGGTAATACATTCAATCTCGTGGATCACCCCACGAATTAACCCATACAATTGGGTTCCCTGCGTCAATACAGACATAGTTATCTCCGGACGTAAAAAAACCCGCCTAAGCGGGTTTGTGGAAGGTTACTTTATCGGGGGACTATCCAGTCGACATCAAATGAATAGTGGTAACTTTTGGTTTCATCATCCCGGTCCTGCTCACCCCATCTGACGATATAAGCATAAGGCTCAATTGCATCGCGTAATGCTTTGGCAACAGCGATTACTTCTTCTGCACTTTTCGCATACACGTCAACCTGAATGGAAAATGAGTCAGCATCTGGACGCTGCTTTAAATAATTTTCAGGACCGCCGCCAGGCAGGTTTGACCAAACAGCATAGGGGTACACTATTTGATCCGTCTGTAGCTTAAATGGATACAGCCTGACAGGGCTTGAACCAAGCAGATTAACAACATCAGAACTGGCAGAGCATATAGGAAATATTGGGGCTATCATGCTGATGTTCCCTTTTTCTGGACACGTTTTATAGCACGATCTACACCGGCTTCAAAGTTCACAGAAAAGGTTGTAAAAACCTCATTCATGCGTGAATTCGCAGCTGCTCTAACCAAAGGTTTGGGTGACATTTTTTCGGTACCAAACTCCAGTAAACGCCAGTGTGGCGTGGGAGCATCTTTTGCCAGATTGGGGTCTTTCTTCAGAACTGCTCCCTGAAGAATTCCTACCCTGAAAGCCAGGTCACCTGTTTGTTTATAGCGTCTGTTATTCCAGCGAACGGCAGCATTATCGGAGATTTTGCGCGCTGTGTGGGGATCGTCTAAACGCATGGCATTCTGCTTTACCTGCTCAAGGATAACATTAGCCGCTTTTCTTAAAGCTGCCCTGCCTGACTTGCGCTTGGTCTCGTTCTGTATGGCATCCAGTTTCCCAAGTAAAGAATCAATGCCAGTTAGTTTAAATTCGACACTGTCAGCCATCGCTTACCCCCATCGAACACGGAAGAGTAAGATATTCATTCCCGCTTTTTGGATCAGGTAAAACACCTTCGATATTGTAAATACCACCGCGAAAAAGGATGCGATGTTTGCGAGTAATCCCGGTACGGAAGCGAATCGTTACGCGGGTAGTGATTTCTCCCTGCGATGCCTGCGCCGCGATAAATTCACGGGCAGACAAGGGGGAAACCTCTGCCCAGACAATTGCTACATCACGCCAGGTTTTATTTACAGCTCCTGTATCAGGATTCTGTGCCGTCACCGGCTCCTGGATTGTGACCTGGTGCCGTAATTTCCCGGCCTGCATACTACCCCCTTGCTTTTTGGCTGAGGTATTGTGGCTTCAAACCATCAAGCGTAGAAATTTCGATTGTGTCATCTTCAGCCATAGACTGGATAATGAGGTCAGATAGTGCCACATTCGAATCAGCCAGTCGGTTTATCGCGTCCGTTTGTGCCATTTGCGCTGCTGTCTGTTCGCGTAGCGCCGTTATCAGTTCGTTTTCCTGTTGCTCGTTCATATGCAATTTTCGCCCATTTTTTTAACCACTCGCGCCTTTCAGCGCATCCTGAACAGGACATTTTTATACCCCGTAAATGCGGTATGGTTGCAGCAATGCTTCAACTGCAAACGGGACCTCTGCCACGGTTTGTCCTACGGACACTGTCTCTCTGTTGGCATACCAGTGACCTATCAGCAGTAACATGGCCGCCTTCACATCGTCATTAAGCAGAATCGGGTCCGGGTCGTCTGCGTAGCCTGGGCTGTCTTCTTTTTCATAGAGCGTTCGCCGAGTCCATGTCTGAACGTAACGCGCCGCCGCACCAGTGTATAAAGTCAGCAAGGCATCATCACCGGTAAAGTCGGTATCAATGCGGCAGTGCTGTTTCACCACATCAAGATCGACCATTACTTTTTCGCCTTCTTATCTACTTTAGTTTCAGGCTGTTCAGGCTGTTCAGGCTGTTCAGGCTGTTCAGGCTGTTCAGGCTGTTCAGGCTGTTCAGGCTGTTCAGGCTGTTCAGGCTGTTCAGGCTGTTCAGGATTGTCGGTTTCATCACTCATCGCGTAACCTTTTTTGATGAGCTCTCGTCCGTGCTGCTCCAGCGTTTCCAACTGCAGCCCCTCGGTAACGACGGTACCGCCGAAATAAATCGGTTTAAGTGCGATTAATTTCATAATGCCACCTGTAAAAGCGGCCAGAAGGCCGCGGTTTTTATTAGCTACCAGCACCGCCAGAGAACGCACCGTAAATGAAAGCTTCAGGGCGTTTAACAGCAAGAGCCAGTCGCTCTTCGCAGCGGATGGAGATCATGTTTTTCTCGAAGTCGTCGGCGTTTTCGGTGGAGATAACCACGTTGGCATCTTCTCGATCGAACAGTTGAGCTGCGGCATTGAATGCGCCTGTCAGGAATTTGCCCTGGAAAGCTGCTGCCTCAGTTGCTACCACTGGAAGCCCCCAAAGCGTAGGGCCAGTGAGAGCTGCCGGGTTAGCCAGGATATAGCGGCCCAAGCTGTCTTTCGTGAGCTCGATTTTCGCCCAGTCGATGAAGTGCAGGATGTGACCAGATGCTGGGAAACGAGCCAGTTGAGCCTGAAGCATTGCCAGGCGCAGATCATCAATCCCGTTCTGGCTCTCAACAGAAAATGCCGGGTCGAATGCTGAGGCCTGAGGAACGATGCCGTGCAGGTGCACACCAGTGCCGTCACCGAACAAGATTTCCTGTTCTTCAACGTATTTCAGGCCGTAACGCATCTCAGCGTCAACGGTAGACTGAAGTTGAGCGAAATCGTCAAGGATCTGCTTTGATGCCTTAAACATGTGCGCGATGGTTGTCACCGGCGTGATTTTGGTTGCGAATTCAATATCGCTGTAAGGCTTGG